TCAGCCGGCCGCCGGCGGGGGCACCGGTGCCGGCGCTGGTGCGGGTGCGGCGGTGTCCGCAGCCGCTGGCTGCGAAGACTGGTTGGGGACGAAATGAACACCGGCGGTGGCGAGGACCGCCCCAGCGGCGACGACCCACGGGTTCTGCGACCCGAGGACATAGGTGGCGATGGTGAGCGCGCCGACCGCTGCAGCGGTCAATGCTTTGCGGTGGCCAGCGGTCCAGGCCATGGCACGTTTCATCATGGTCCTCACGCGTTGGTGGTGTAGTAAGGCCAGCCGAACGGCAGCATCAGCGCTTGCGCTGCGGTGCGGTCCGCTGGCGTGTAGGCCTTGAACGTTTCGTCCCACAGATGCTGCCCGGTGGTGTGGCGGGCGGCGGCGTAGGTGTCGAATGAGTGGCGCCCGTCGGCGGTGTGCCGGTGCGGCCCGGCCGTGCTGGGCGCGGTGGAGGTGTGGTTGAGCCACGCGGAGGAGAACACGTCGGTGTCGTAGAACTGGCCGGACGAGAACTGGATCCCGATGACGGGATAGGGGCCGGAGGCGGCGAGGACATCCGCGGATGCTTGCGCGTCGGACAGGTTCCAGTTCGCGATCCACAACGCTGGCCCAGAGCTCACACCGGCGGCTTTCAAAGCGTTGACGACGGGTGTCACGTTGCTGGCGCTGGTGTAGATGGCGGGATGGCGCTGCCCGGGACGTGTCCCCCCGTTGTACGCGATGATCGCTGTTTTGTACCAGTGGCCGCATTCGCCGTTGGCCGCGGCGCCCCGTTCGACGTCGAGCACATCCGCTGTCGTATCCGAAGCGCCACTGTCTTGGCAGATGCGGACCGCGCCGTGGTGCGCGGCCCAATCCTGCGCGGTCCACCGGATGTCGGGGGTGCCGGTGGTGTACCCGGCGGCCTGCCCGGCGGGGAGGTGGGGGACGTTCACGTGGATCGCGTCGTGCGCGAGGATGATCAACGGTTTCTCCTTAACTCGCCGGACTGGCAGCGGCGGACTTCGGGGAGGTTGCGGTATCTCATCGGGTTAGCCTCCGGTGCGGATGTGGTGGACTTCGTGGAGGAGCTCGGCGAGGACGAGGTAGGTCGCGGTCAGGTAGGCGATCAGGCCGGCGGCGACAGCAGCGAACGTGATCCACACCCAGCGGGGGATAATCTGCCGTGCAGGTGGACGAGTGTCAGGACTGCGGTCAGGAGGAGGGGGAACACGATCCCCGACAGGACCGCCCCGATCAGCACCCATTCATTTGTCCTCCGCATTTCCGCCTCGTGTTCAGCGGTGGCCGCTTTACGTTCCAGCTGGTGCTCGAGCGCGGTGACACGCGCCGACAGGGCCTCATGTTCGGCGTCCCACCGGTCCCACGTCACGTATCCGCCGTTGGTCACCGCGCCTCACCGGGAACCTGGTGGCCGAGGAGAACGTCACCACCGTCGACCCGGCCGGCGCCGTCGTTGATGAGGACCCATTTGTGGTCGTCGGCGGGGCGCCGCAGCGCGTAGCAGATGACGACATGCAGGTTCGGCCCGTTGCCGGAGTTCTCTGAGATCACGGCATGCTGGCAGCCGGGCGCGAGCTCGGCGGGGACAGCGGGGACAGCGGGGACAGCAAGGACGATGGCTGGCGCGGCGGCGGCGAGCACACCGGCGGCGGCGGTGCGGTACAGACGGCTCATAGGATGCCTTCCAGCAGGATGCCCTGGGCGAGCCGCCTGGCGGCGGCTTCGCAGTACCGTTCGTCGATCTCGACGCCGATCGCCTTGCGGCCGAGGTTACGGGCGGCGACGAGGGTGGACCCGGACCCGGCGAACGGGTCAGCGACCATCCCGGGCGGGCACGCCGAGATGAGGATCTCCATCACGTCTACGGGTTTGGCGTGCGGGTGGCCGTAGCGAAGCGATGGCCCACTGGGCCAGTTGCTTTTAGACGCTGATGTCTTAATGACGCTGGACCGGCCACTATAGCCAGCCGGGAGGTTCAACAGGTAAATCCCTTCCACATCCCTGCGGAAGCCTGCAGTCGAGCGGTACCCGGCGTCGCTGGGCTTCTGGTAGATGATGACCTGCTTCGTTCCCGCAGGCGGGACGATCCTGAGATCCCCGAAGACGATCGCCGGGCGCTGTCCCCATGCGGCGAGCGCATTATCCCGAACTGTCGTGTCTTCGTCGCCAATGATCGGGGTGTGGCTCCACTGGCTGCGGCTCGTCATCGACTCGTTGCTGTAGTTGATACCAGCGGCGCCGCGCCCATACGGCGGGTCGGTGACGAGCACGTCGGCGGCCAGCCATGCGGTGATCTCCCGGCAGTCGCCGTGGTAGAGGGTGACGGCCTCGTCCTGGTAGTAGGGGGTGTTCATGCTGCGGGCGGGTGGGTGGTGACCCAGTTCGACAGCAGCGTGGCGAGGTCGAATTTGGCGTTCTGGTAGGCGCCGATGGTGGCCTGCTGGGTGGAGTCGTCGTAGGTGTAGGAGCCGCAGGTGAACGTGACGGGGAGCGCGGGGACGACTTCGCCGCCGTAGCCGCCGGCGGCGAACACGAGCTGCGCCGTGAACCCGGCTTGTTCGGCGGCCAGGTCGACGGGCGTGCCGCCGAGGGTGGTGAGCTGCCCGTCGCGGATGGTGAACGTGTCGCCGTAGGATGCGGCCGTATATTTTTTGAGGATCGCCGACAGGGTCGACTGGGCGGTGCCGGAGCTCATCGTCCCGGCGGGGGTCAGATCGATGAACAGTTCCATGTTGCCGTGTTTCGCGGCGTTCGCCGTGTTCGTCACGGATGTGGTCGCGAATGTCGCTGTGCCCGATGTGGAGTCGGATCCGGACTGGTACCGCGCCCAGAGCACGGTGGGGTATCCGTAGAGGGACCGGGTGACGGGGGCGGTGGCGATGAGGATCCGGGTCGGTGCCGTCCAGTTCGGTGTGTAGACGGACAGGATGTTCCCGCGGCCGACATACCACGTGGAGCCGGTGGGCTGGGTGATGTTGTTCAGATGGTCAGTGACCGTGACGCTGGCGCTGTCGGTGGGCTGGGCGAGGTACACACCGGCGCCGGATCCGATACCGGGGTTAACCCAGCGGAGGCCGCGGCTGATCGCGTTGTTGACGGGTTCGTCGGAGGTGAATGAGCCGCCGTGCCATTCGGCGTCGAAGTCGGCGCCGAACGTCCCCGCGCCGTGCGCCGATACTTGCCACCCGGCGTCGGACGCGGCGGACTCGTCGAGTTTCCCGTCCCACACGCAGGCGGCGCCGCGGTACGCCTGGACGATGCGGCCCGCGTCGATCGCTTTGGTCCGCGACCCGGCGGGGATCTGCAGCAGCCCGGTCAGCTGGTCGGGGCCGCCGGGGAGCGTGTATGAGTAGGTGAGCTGGGTGAAGTGGCCGGCGGCGCCGAGCCACCGCGGGTCGGTCCCGTCGGGGGCGAACGTCACCACCTGCGTCGAGTCGCGCCGTTCAAGAGGCACTGATGCTGCGGGACGCCGCGAGGGCGTTGTCGAAGTTGAACAGGACCGCGCCGGTGCCGCCGGTGCCGCCCTGCTGGACGGTGCCGTAGTAGACACCGGCGAGGTTGCCGCCCATCAGGTTCGCCTTGTACAGCGCGTCGCTGGCCCACGTGACCGGGTCGGCGGCGTAGCCGGTGGCGAGCGCCTGCAGCGCGGCGCGGCGCGCGTTGTCGTCGGCGCCGAGTGCGTTGAGTTTCGCGAGCAGGTCAGCCTGGGTGGTGGCGAGGTCGCGTTGCTTGTCGGCGGCGCCGCCGATCGCCTGGTCGATGCTCGCGGCGGTCAGCTGGAACCCTGCGGTGCTCACGCTGGCCTCCTGCGTCTGATGGCGTACAGATCCTCACGCATCCTCGCCTGCGTGCCGCCGTGTTCAGGGTAGAACGGCCGGATGCCGTTCACCTGGAAAAACTCCATAGCCTCATGGTGCTCGGCGTCGAGGATGCGGCTGAACAGCCACCGGTCCCAGTCCACGGTGAGGCCGAGCTCCGGGACGGGGAACTCGTGGCGGATGGGGAACGGCAGCGGCTGGCCGGTGGCGGAGTCGTTCGCGGCAAAGGTGATCTCCAGGTACCGTTCGGTACCGTCCACCGGCCAGTAGATATCGGGCCCGGGTGAGACCAGGCGCATCTGCCACCCGGGTTTGTATTTGAAGGTGGCCACGGCCTCAGCTAGCAGATCGGTCATGCGAAAATGTTCGCATTTTTGAGGCCGATAATGATGTCGGACATGCACGACGACTGCGACGATTCATACGACGGCGAGTAGGAGAGGGGACCGCCGCCGGGGGCGGTCGGCGAGCCGTGGTTAAGGGTGAGCGGGGTGCCGTTGATTTTGAACGTGGTGGTGTTGACTTCCGCGGCGACTTTCAGGTTCCCCCCGATGTAGCCGCCGTTGTTCAGGAAGTTGGAGAGCCGGTTGTCGACAGCGCGTGCTTTTTGTGACGCGCCGGCGGTCATCACCCCGGCCATCGCGGCGGTGGTGAGCATGAACAAGCCGGTGAGACGGACCCGCCGCGACGCAGCCAGTTCGGATGCGGCGAGATACACGCCGGCGCCGGCGGCGGCAGCAGCAGCGGTTTTCACCTGCCGGGCGGTCAGCAGAAACATGGCCCAGACCCTTCCTGTTAGGGGCCGCCGGGGCCGCCGGGGTCGTCGACCCAGTACCGCGGCTGATACGTGACCTGCAGCGCCGGCTGCCCCTCGACGGCGTAGACCAGGAGCGCATTGTTCCCCGGTGATGCCATCAGCGGGCCGCCGGAGATGATCGCATACTGCGCGACGGACACCACGGACGACCGGTCGAAATCGGTGCCGGACAGGAGCCCGAGGTCCTGGCTGGCGGTGGGCGCGTCGAGGAAGTAACTGACGTAGGAGTTGCCGTCGCCGATGTTGACGTAGACGAGCTGCCCGTCGGTGTCGAGGAATAGCAGGTCCAGATAGCGGTCGTTCGCGTTGGTTCCGTTCACGTTGACGGTGAAGTAGGCGGAGGTGTTGTCGTCGGGGATCTGTTTCACCGGCAGCGTCACATTGTCGAGGATCACCAGCCCGTTCGTGATATCCGACGAGGGGGTGAACGTCCGCGCCACCGCTGTGGACGCGGCGGGACCACCCGGATACTCATACTGTTTGACGGTGACGGTCACCGTCCGTGAACTCGCGGGGGTGTCGAAAGTGAAGTTCGACAGGATCAGCGTGTAGGTGCCGGCGAACCGTGCGTTCACCCCCGCCGCGGCGGCGGGGACCGTGTATTCGCGGCCGTCGGGCGGGTCGGCGCCGTTACCGGCCTGCACGAGCGGCACCAGCGCCGCGGGTGCGTCCTGCCCGGCCATGTGCGCGACGAGCGTCGCGAACGGTGTCTGCGTCACCGTATAGGACACCTGGATCTGGCCGTTGGCGCCGTTCCCCGCCGCGGCGGTCGTGGTGGAGAACGCGCCACCCCCACCCGCGCCCGGCGCGCTCCCCGCGGCGCCGGGGTTGTTGCCGCCGGACGCGCCGCCCGCGCCACCCGCCGCGCCGCCACCGGTCCCAGCTGAACCACCGCCGGTGACGGCGCCGTTGCCGCCGGCGCCGGTTTCACCAGCGGAACCGCCGCCGCCGCCGCCGCCGCCGGCGGTGCCGGTCGCGCCGGTCCCACCGGCCCACACCGCGCCCTGATACAGGGCCACGTCGTCGATGTAGTGGACTTCGCTGCCTGCGCCGGTAGCCTGCACTTTCGCGGTGACCCGGCAGAACGCCGCGTTCGCGGGTGACACGAACACACCTGTCGCCTGCGTCCACCCAGCTGCTGAGTCGGTGATGTTCGCGCTGTAGGACGTGGCGCCGGTGGACGCACCGCCCGAGTCGTAAAAGTCGGCGCCGATGTTACACGTCCTGGCTGTCACGGCGGTGCGGAACCAGGCGGAGACGGTGACCGCTGCGGAGCCGAGGACCGGCGCCCCGTTGACCAGGATCGTCCCCGCCGCGGTGTGCGCGGCGGTCATGTCCCCCGCCGCGGCCGAGGTGAGCTGCAGGCTTTTAGTGCCGGCGTGGGCCTGCGCCGCGGTCTGGACGATGGCGCAGTTCGTCACAGCCGCCCACGTGGCGATGTTCGTCTCAAACGTGGACGCGGTGCCGGTGAGGAAACTCGCCAGCGTCGCACCGGTGCCGCCGGCGCCGCCGGCGCTGGTGTTGGCGGTGACACCTTTCCCGCCGTGCCCGGTCGTCGCATCGTTCGCGCCGAACCAGGTTCCCTGCCCGTCGACCGCACCGGTCCCCGACGCGGTGTAGCCGAGGATGACACCGACGTTCGAATGGTTCGTTCCCCATGTGAACGTCGCGGTCAGCGACCCGGCCGCGGGGCCGTTGTCGTAGGCGGTGAGGAAATCGCAGCCGGTGCTGCCGGTGTTGCAGTTCGCCGCGGACCCGGTCGCGGTGAACGCGCCGCCGATCGACGGGGTGTCACCAGCGGCGAACACCATCCCCCCAGCGACCGCGACCACATCAGAGGCGGTGATGGTGCAGTTCGGGGCGACGCTCCCCGTCGAGGACGTGTTGAAGTCGAAGCCTTGCACGTCGGTGGCGGCGAGGGGGACGTACGCGTCGCAGATGAACGCGGCACCGTTCGACTGGGAACTCGACAGGGTGACGGTGATCGTGTCCGACGTCGTCAGGGCCGTGTTGCTCGCGCACCGCCACACTTCGAGGCACCGCTGCCCGGTCGTCGCCGGGTTCACCGCATAATCCTTGCTGTAGGTGTTCGATTTGCTGTCCGTCACCGATGTGACGGCGCCGCCGGTGAGACCGAACCCGATCATCACGATCAGCGACTGCCCACCGGTCACCGCGGCGGCGACGGTCCCGGAGAACGTGGTGGAACTCGTCGAGTTCAGGGTGCCTTTACAGACGCGCTGGACGAAACCGCCGCCGGCGGTGGTGCCGCCAGCGCCGACGAACCCGGCGACCGGCACCCCCGGTGACACCGGGAAATAAGACGACTCGGTGAACTCGGCGCCGCCGCCGCCACCGGTGTTCCCGGCGGAGGTGCGGTTCCCGCCGCGGCCGCCAGCGCCCCATTTTTTGACCTGAACCGCCGCGACGTTCGCGGGCGGGTTGAAACTCACCGACCCCGGCGTTGTGTAAGTGGTGGTGGTAGGGACCGTGTTCGGTGCCTGCTGGAACTGCAGGTTCATCGGTGTGTGCGCCGACCCGAGGATACTGTTCAGGCTGTACACCGTTCCCCGCGACGACGCGGGGCTGCCGGTGGTCGCGGGGATCGCCTGCAGCCCGTTGAGCCACACATCCGAATCGAGTTCCAGGTCGCCGTCGGAACCGACGAACCGCCACAACTGCACCGAATATGCGTTGACGTGGGTGTAGTCGAACAGGCCCGCGCCCTGGGGGATTTGCGCGGTGATCTGGTTCCATTTCGGCGCCGACCCCGAGTTCGACGCCGCGACCTTCACCGTCGTGCCGAACGTGACCGTATGCGCCGCGTTGTCGGTCAGCGTGAACGCGAACGTCACGTTCCCCTTATGCCAGGTGCCGTAGTTCTCCGGCGACCCCAGCCCGAGCCACAGCGACAGTTTCGTCCGCCCGGTCACATCCACCGGCGCGGCGAGCGTGTGGGTGTAGAGGGGCGCGGAGTCCTGGTCGGTCGAATCCCAGTCCCAGAACGCCGACCCCGGCCCGAGGACCGCCTGCGGTTTCGCCTGCCACCAGGTGGGCTGCGTCGACGACGACACCGAACTGTAAGTGTCCAGTGTGACAACCGGCGGCGGCGCGGACGCGCCAGTGATCGGCGACGCGAAGTTCAGCGTCTGCGGATTGCTCGCGGACCGCGCATACGGCAAAGCCTGGAACGACAGGAGAATCCGCGCGATCAGCGCATCAGAATCCTCAAGGCTGTAGGTGATGACCGACGGTGCCGCGCGGAAACAGTCGAACGTCACCGGATACGCGGTCGCCAGGTCACGGGTCCACGTCAGGTTCCAGTACGCCTGATCGACGACCGCGAACAAGGCTTCGCGGGCGCCGGTCAGGGTGGCGAGGTCGGGCGCGCGGATCACCACCGGGAGGGTGATGGTGCGGTTGCTCGCGCGGCGGCCGAGGGGGATTTCACCGTCGCCGAGGAGGGTCGCGAGCACGTCAACGACGGGCTGGGGGGCGCCGAGGTCCCACACGTCAGCGGCGCCACCGAGGCCGTAGGCGGCGCCGGCGGCGTTCGGGAGCATCGACGGGACGAACCCCGCGGGGGAGCCGAGGAGCTCGATGACGCCACCGAGGTTCAGGGATTCGGTCACCGCGGCCTCGCACTGTAACGCGCCGACTTCGCCGCCTGCCGCGACGCGCCGCTCACCGCATCACCGACACCGGCGGCGGTCCGGTATGGGCCGTCTGCCAGGAGCGCCTCAATGCGGTGGAGGGACGACAGCATCGCCATATCTGTGCGGCCGGACACGACCCGTTCCGGCGCGCCGGTCGTGTTCACCGCGAGCGTCGCGCCGGGCGGGAGCCAGCCGCCACGGTCATACCAGTGGGGTGAACGGGACAGCCACGCACCGTAGGCGGCGTTCGGGGACCCATACACGGCGCGGATATAACCCATGCCCCAGTTGATCTGCGCCGCCGCTGACGACTGCGGCGGGTTCGCCGCCGCGCCCATCTTCCCCGGCGGGAGCGCCTGCGGGATGCCGTACGCACCGGATGAGGGGTTGCGGGCGAACCGGTTCCACCCCGACTCGCCGTTCCACAAGTTGACCAGCGACTGGAACTGGTTGAAACCCCACCCATACGCACCCAGGCGCCCCCGCGCGTAGGCTTGCGCCTGCGCCGCTGACGCCGACGCGGGGCCACCCAAACCGCCGGGGGCGCTGGACACAGCCCGCTGCGCGGCGTTCCTCGCCTGGTTGGCGTGGTCCTGGATGCCGTGGAACAGGCCCATCATCATCTGTTTCCCAATGTTGTAGAAAACAGACGACGGCGATTTGATACCGAGGATTTTCTTCAGGAAACCGGGGATGGCGCTGACCCAGCTGGTGAGCCAGCCCCAGATCGTTTTGCCGACGTTTTTCATCGCGTTGAGCATCTCGGTGAACGCGGCGGACATGAACGAGGCGAGCGAATGCCCCAGGCCGCGGAGGACACTAAGGATTTTCGCGGGCATCCCTTTGACCCAGGTCACGACCGTGCCGATGCTGCTTTTGACACGGCCGATCGTGTCGTTCCATGTCGCGTCCCACGACGCGGCGACGAAGTGGCGGATCCGGTCGAACCAGACGGCGATGTTGTGGGCGAAGTCAGCGATGTCATGCCGGATACGGTCGAACGCGTCGGCGGTGCGGTGCCGCACCTCGTCCCACTGCTGGTGGAAGACGTGCGCGACGTATTGCACGGTGACGGCGGCGCCGTTCATGAACTGGCCGAGTGTCTGCAACGCGAACGCCATGATCCGCATCAGGTCGACGAACAGTTTCGCCGCGGCTTTCATCCCACGGGGGCCGATCGCCTGGATCATCCGCGCGATCCCCTCGATCAGGATGACGAACCCGTGGGTGATCAGCGGCAGCGACGGCGCCATGTCTTTCAGCGACTGGGTGATCGCCGGGAGAATAGTTTTAGCCGCCGCCTCGAGGACTTTGACGAACTCTTTCAGGAACGGCAGCGACGCGCGGAACAGGTCGCCGAGCTGCGGCCCCATGCTTTTGATGAACTTGCCGAGCTGCTGAAAAATGGGGATCAGGCCCTGGAGGAAACTTTGCCCCAGGACCTGCTGGTGGGTGCCGGGGCCGGTGCCGCCGGGCCGGATCACCGGCCGTGTGGTGAGCGCACCGAAAAACGTGGACTCCACGGTGCCCGTGAGCGCCGCGGCCTGCCGGCCGAACGCGATCTGCGGCAGGTTCGCCTGCCGGAACGCTGTGATCTGTCCCTGGATCCGGGCCCGCGCCGCTTGTGACGCGGGGGTGGTGCCGGTGACACCAGCGAGCTGTTTCCGCAGCGTCTGCAACTGTGCCAGGTCTTTCGACCCGATCGCGAGACCACCGAACGCGCCCGCGCCGCCGATCGCGCCACCCAGCAGCGTCGGTATCAGCGCCGGCCCGAGGGTCGCGGCGAGCAAACCCAGGCCGCCGTACAGCGCTGCCTGCCCCGTGACCGGCAGCGCGTTCTGCAAACCACCGAGGATCCCCCCCGTAGCCGCCGCCTTCGATCCCGCGCCACCGGCGCCCCCGCCGAACAACTGCCGGAATGCGTTACCTACGCCGCCGCCGGAGGCGAACAGGAACTGGCCGATGCGTCCGCGCCAGTCCACATCGACGGTGACCGTTTTGCGGTCGAGCCGGTCGAGCGCCACGTCGAGACGCATGATCCCCAAACGGGCCGCGGCGAGACCCTCGACGGTGACGTCTGGTTTGGCGATCCGTTTCCCGAGCCGCGCCAGTTTCAGATCGATATTGGTGAGCGACGCCTGCGCCTCTTTGTCACCGGCGAGGCCGACACGGGCGGTCGCTGATTTGTGCGCGAGCTCGTCGAGCTGGTTGTTGAGCGTGTCAGCGGTCGCCGCGATCCGGGTGAACGTCGCCGACGCCGCGTCGACCGCGTTGACCACATATTGGATCGTCGCCACCGGTCACAAACCTCTCAGCTGCTGACGCGGCTGCTGCTGGTCGCGCCGCTCAGCTGCTTCGGCTTCGAACAGCGCCATCCACTGGGTGAGTTCCATGCTGCTGACGCGGCCGAGCAGGTCATGGACGGTCATGCTGAGGCGGCTGGCGAGTTCGAACTTGAACCGTTCCCAGCCGCCACGCTGAAATCCGCGGCCAGTTCCTTCACGTCGCCGTCGCCGAGCCCGGACAGCCGCGACGCGACCTCGAACACGCGGTCGATCGCCGCGCCCGATTTTTCGCCGAGCGCGTTCGCGTCCGTATCGGCGAACACCCGCTGGCCGGTGTCGTCGACGACGCATTTGACGGCGAGTTTCGCGCGGACGTTCGCCGTGTTCGTCACCGTCTTCTGCCCCCGCTGCTCGAGGACTGATCCTTCGAACTCGTCGCGTTCACGTCCGGTCAGGCCACGGACGAGCACCGTCCCGCCCCATTCGGGGACGTCAACTTCTTCGGTGCGCAAGTCTTCGGCGTGAAGAATGTCATCTTTCGATAGACGCACGAGGCTGCCTCCGGGGATACAGTGCAAGATGAAGGGGGAAACGTTCATGCTGGTTATCGCTGAAGGCGGCAACACGCTCGCCGGGCAGATCGCCGGCACCATCGCGTTCGTGGTGCTGCCCGTCGTCGCCTACTGGGTCCCGTCGTTCGTCGCCGTCCACCGCCGCGTCCCCGCGAAATCGCAGGTCATCGTGGTCAACCTGTTCTTCGGCTGGACGGTCATCGGGTGGGTCGTGGCGCTGGTCATGGCACTGCGTGCGCTCCCGGCCGCGGGGACGCCACCGGTCACCCGTTCAGTTCGCGGGTGATCTCGCTGAGCGCGTCCCGGACCGCGAACTGCGACGCTATCCCGAACGGCCGCGCCGCCTGATAAAAGTACGGGTGCGCATCTTGCTGTGCCCACACTTCGCGGTTTCCGTACACCGGGTGACGCCACCGGGTGTAATCCCGCCGCCGGGACACTTTCACGCCCTCCATGTACAGCGGCAGCGTCATGTAATCGGGGCGCATGTTCTCTGGGTTCATCCAGATCCGCACATACACGTTGTGGCCTTCGACCAGCGACGACGTTTCCGCGCACAACGCGATCCGTCCCCGCAGACCCGTGTGCTTCCCCCCGGGTTTGACAGGGATCGCGAGGACCGAAGCGCGCACCGCGGCCGGGAACGGCCGCGCCGCGTCCTCGAGGCGGCGACGCAAAATACCGGTCACCTTCCCCTCGTCCATGGCGAGCAGCTCGCGGGCGATCTTCCCCAGGTCCGGGCCGGTGCGCGTCGCGCTGACCTTGACCCGGGCGTCCGGCATTACGGGATGGTGATGTAGATCGCGGGGAGTTTCGTGATCGCGAACGAGATGGTTGTCTTCCCCGGGTCGTCGACGACGGTGTCGTTCGCCTGCGTGACGACCCGCACCGGGAACACGTCCATCTTCTGCCCGGTCACGTCACCCTCCCACAGGCACACCACATAGCCGTTGGTGTCGCGGGGCAGCAGGGAGCGGACGTCGTTCGAGTTTTGCGACATGTACGCGGTGATGTCGTTTTGTGCGCTGGTCAGCCGGCCGGGGACTTGGGAGGTGAACCGGGAACCCATGTCCGGGACGTCAACGGTGGCTCCCTGGAGGGACCAGCCGTTCATTGTCTCGATCTCCGCCGACAAATCGGTGCCGGCGTTGAGTTCGGCGCGGGTCGGCGCGTTGTAGTTCGAGATCGCCGGCACCCAGTAGATCTTCCGGACACCCGGCGGGAAATATCTGGTAGTCGGGGTGAGGGGCGTCGCGGGCATCCTAGTTCTCCTCGTCCGTTTCCGTGGCCTGCGCTGCACCGTCCGCGGTCGCCGTTTGCGCCTCAACGGTGACGTCGCCTGATGAGATAGCCGTGTCTTGGGCGGCGGTGGCCTGGTTCGCGTCCCATTCGGAGCGGAGCAGCCACCCCGACTGCCGGTACTGCGGCACCGCGTCTGGGCTGACAACGATCGTCGCCTGCGTCTGCGGGTGGTACATGACCGCCGACATCACGACCCCACGGACGTGATGATCGCGACCGCTGACGCCGTGAGCGTCCCGGACCAGGTGACGGTGATCGGGCCCACCCCATACACCGACGGCGGCAACGGCACAAACCACGTCTGGCCCGACGCGACCGTCACCGACCGGGCGGTGACGGCCTGCCCGTCGAAGGTGGGGATCGGCAGCGATACGGTCGCCGTCGCCGACGACGGGCCCTGGATGAACGCGGACACGTTCGCGCCCGTCGGCCACGTGTCGACCGCGCCGGTCGTCGGCAAGGTCATGGTGAGCTGCGCCCCCGCGTGCGGCGGCGACTGGATGGCATAGGCCGTCATCCGTTTGTCCTTTCAAACGCCGATCAATGTGCGGTATGTGATCTGAAACGACACCTGCGCGACCGCGCCTTGCGCGGTGTTGTTCTGCTGCAAAACGATTCCCGTCACCCCCGGCCGGGCCAGAGCCGCACCCGGCAGGCCCGCGAGTGCGGTGTCGGCGCGTACGAGGTCTTCGACGGCGGCGGCGATGGCGTAGGCGGAGGCGCGGACGGTTTTCATGTCGTCCGTCCCCGCCCACGCGACCGCGGCCAGGTGGATGGTGGCGAGTTCCTCGCGCTTTTGCGCCAGACCCACCGCTGTCTGCTCCGAGGTCGCCGCCGTGGGCGGGGTGTCGGCGAACACGTCGCCGACGCCGACATAGAGGGCGAGTGGCGCCGGATCCGCGGTCGTCGGCGGCCCGTCGAACACCAGCACCGGCGGCGACGCGCCCCCCAGAGTGGACGCGGCCTGGAACTGCGCCACCAGGTAGTCGATGAGCGCCGGGACGCGCGAGGTGGTCACTTAGAGGTATGCCTCTGACTTGAATGGCATCCCGTTCAGCGAGCCTTCGAGGAGTTCGGCGGCGCGGTTGGGGATGGCGAAACTGAATCCGGGGGGCTGGATCATGTCCATGCCGCCCATCGACGGGCGGGCGGTGGGGCCGTGCTGTGTTTCCCACAGGTGCTGGAGGATGATCCTGGCGGCGGTGTTGAACGCGGCGGGGGCGGCGGTGCCCCAGCCGGCGACGTAGGTGACGGTCATGATGGGGAGCCACTGGAAGTAGGGGCCGTAGAAGGGGTATGCGAGTTTGCGTCTGATGGTGCCGGCGTTGGTGTCGATGTCGAGTCCGGTAGTGATGTCGATCGGCTGCCCGGATGCGACCGACACGATGCTGGTGACGGAGACGAGGGGCCGCTGCCGGACGGTCAGGACGGTTTGGGTGCTGTCGAGCTCAGCCCGTTCGCTGATGGAACGGTTGATGATGGGGCCGCCGGTCATCGCCTCAAGCGACGTTTCGATCGTGGCGATGAACGACTGCAGTTCCGTATCCGAGCTGGTTGTCGCCTGCGGAATGTTGAGCATGTCTTTCGCGTCCTGCAACGGCAGCAGGGCGTCTTCGAACGGGTCGAAGACGTCGAAGTCGCCGAACGACACACCCGCGCCGGTGCCGCCCGCGGTCCACGTGTACTGGTAATGCCCCAACCCGGCCAGGTCGGCGGCGGGGACGTCTTGATGGTAGAGGCCGGTGCCGTCGTGCGTAGGTGTGCTGTAGGTGCCGGTTGTCGCCCACGTCCCGTCGGCTTGGCGGAGTTTCACCAGCAGTGTCAGGGTGCCGGCGTCGACGAGGGTGCCGGTGACGTCACGGACAGACGTAGAAACCCGGATCGGCTGGTTCAGCGGGTATCTAGCCACCGGGTCCTCCTGTCCGTTTATCGCTGGCCGTCAAGGCCGCGGCCGCCTGCGCTGCCGTGGTGAGCGAACTCGCCGCTCCCGCGGCGGTCAGCTGGTTGCGGGCCACATCAGCGGTGGTGAGCTGCCCGATGGTGAACGGCGGCGGCGGCTGGTTCACCGTCCGCGACACCCACCCGCGCCAGGTGACACCAGCGGGGCGGCGGCGCCGGACCAGGCCACCGGTCGCGGCGGCCGGCACCCGCGGCGGTGCGCCGGTGCCGCGGCGCCACGTCCCCCGCGCCGTAGCGCGGCGCCCGATGATCACATGCGGTGGTGTGACACCGCGCCCGGGGACGGCGTTGGCGGTACGGACCACCGTCCCGGCCCACAGCGCCCGCGCGGGCCGCCGCCGGGCGATGGTGCCGCCGGGGGGCGCCCCGGATGGTGTGTTGGTGGTGCGGGAGACCGTCCCCGCCCATGTGCCGCGTGCCGCGCCGCGGCGGGCGATGACGAGATGATCGGGGGCGGTGCCGGGGACGTTCCCCGGTGGCGTGTTGGTGGTGCGGCTGACCGTCCCGGCCCACAGGCCGCGGGCGGGGCGCCGCCGGGCGATGATGCCGCCGGGGGGCGCCCCGGATGGTGTGTTGGTGGTGCGGGAGACCGTCCCCGCCCATGTGCCGCGTGCCGCGCCGCGGCGGGCGATGACGAGATGGTCGGGGGCGGTGCCGGGGACG